CATTCTTTGAGAGCATGGTCAAACAGAAATCGGATTTGACTGCTGCTGAGATTGCAGCGGTGTCCGAGCGCCTTGGGCCACAGGACATCAAGAACTTGAATGATGAGTTGCGTGGCGTAATCATGTCCAACATGGAAATGAGCAATTCTCAACGCCGTGGCATTTTGCGCAAGATGGGTATGACCGAGGGCATGACCGAGGAGGGCATACCGTTGGCCACGCGCCAAGACGGGAAGTCATTGTTTGACTCTCAAGATATGGAGCAGGCTGCGGCGGGTTTGATTGAGAAATACCGTCCAGAACGACCATCGTTGCGAGTTCAAATTCCAGAACCAATACAGCTATTGGAACGGTTTGTTAAATCCCAACAGGTTGCCCGGGAGAAGATGGAAAACGACATGCTTAGTCAACTGACCAAGCAGGCTATTGATGAGCAGTTCAAGCTGATTGGGTATCGACCCGGCGGCGAAGATGAAAAGGCATACATAGATGCCATCTTGAGCGTGGTCCGTGGAGATAAGACCAAAGCAGGCAAGCGCAAGGCTACGCTTGCTGAACTGGCTCCTGCTGCCGACGAACAGGGTATCGTTCGCTTCCCAACGGCCATCCCCGGGCGCAAGATTGAGATCAATCCCACACAGATTCAAGCGGATGCAAGGCGGGTTGCCGAAGTCAACACTGCGGTGGACATCAACGTCCCCGAGGCATTGGACTATCTGGCCGCTGCACAGCGTTTTCGCAATGATTCTTTGAGCCGCTACAACACTGCTATGCAACGTGGCCGCACACGTTTGACAGACGCTCAGCGTTATTTGGATACCGGCGACTCGGTGTACAACGATATTGAAAACCTGATCAAGGACCACGTGCCAAAGATCAGCAAGAATTACGACGAACTCAATACCGTTCTAAGTGATTACCGGGACGTGTATCAACGCAATCTTCCATTACTGACTTCTCAGAAAACCAAGGGCGGTTTGGAATTCACGTTGCCCAATGAGGCGTTGCTGCAAAAGGCCTTTCAGAATGCCGATAGCTTGAAGCAGCTTCAGTTGACCTTGCAGAACACCCCGCAAGGTGAAAGCCTGCTCATGCGTGGCACCGTAGATTGGTTGCGCACCAAGGGCGTTGTAAACAAAGACGGGTTGGTTGATCCAAAGCAAATTCGTTCTGTGTTGGACAAAAACCAGAACATTGTCAATGCATTGCCTGCAAATGTCCGTGCAAAAGTTCAGGACGAAGTTGCTCTGGCCGATGATTATGTTGCTCGTTTGGGTGAGTTGGATCAGCGCATGGTCACCGGTAAAAACGCAGAGTTAGACAATATCCTGTCCAAAGCTGCCCGTGCTGATGCCGATCCTCGCCAAACGCTGACCAAGGCCTTGTCTGACCCTGCGGCAATGCGCACGCTGGTCAATGAGATGGGCAAGGACCCCGAGATGTTGGCGGCGTTACGCCGTTCCGTGTGGGACGTGGCAACCGAGGGTGCCAAGTCTGGCGGCGCACTCAAGGGCTTTCTTGATACCAACCAGAAATCTTTGAAGGTTCTGTACGGAGACACGCAGCACCTAAAAGACTTGAACACACTGGCGGACTTGCAGCGCCGGGTCAACGCCTTTGCTGATGTCACTGGCCAGATTCCAATGTTTGAATCAATTGACCAGAACTTGAAGCGGGTGATGGGTTTCGGTGTGCAATTTATGACCACCACGGCCCGCGAAGCAATGGTCGGTCGCATCAGCCCTGAGTCCGGTGCCTTGGCGCTCATGCTGCGCATGACAGCCAGTGCTGAAAATCAGTTGTACCAGCGCATCTTTACCAAGGCTTTGGAAGACCCGGCATTTGCTCAGGCAATCACCCATGTGGGAACTCCAGCCCAAGGTAAGGCTGCTGCCAAGCAATTGGAAGGCATTGGGGCCAATTTGTCTCAAATCTTTAAAGAACCCATTAAAGCCACTGTTCCCGGCATCTCTCAACGCATCATCCGTCAAGAATTGCCACAAGAGCAGATTCAAGGCCGTCAGGCTGATATTGGAAACATGAAAAATCAGCCGGTTGTTCCACGTGGAACGTCTGCTCAGCAAATGCTCAAGGCACTTCCGCCAGCGCCCGCAACCCGTGGCTACGACTTTAACCCCCGTGTGTCCACTACACCTCCAGCAAATGCAGGCGGCATGGGTCAGATACCATTGATGTATCCGGCTATGTTTCCCAATGATCCAATCAGTGGTTTGTTGCAGCAACGCCAAGCACAGGTTCAAGGTGGCCAACGGGTCACCCCGGGCCAATAAGGAGTAAGACATGCAAATGATTGGACAACTGATTGCAACAATGTTCTTGAGCCGGGAAATGGCTCACAGGGCGCATTTAGCTGCAACTGGAACCGGGAGCTTTTCCAAGCATATGGCGCTGGGGGAGTTTTACCCTGCCGTTATTGAAATTGCCGACAGCATCACCGAAGCCTATCAAGGCCGTCACTCGTTGATCGAGATTCCGTATCTGGACGCACCAGAGGACTACAACGACATCATCAAGATATTGGAAAAGCACCTTGAAGACATTGAAGGCTTACGCTACGCCGCCGTGGACAAGAAGGACACCGCCATCCAAAACCTGATTGATGAAGCAGTGGGCATCTATTTGAGCGCCCTGTACAAGCTCAAGAATTTGAAGTAACACCCACATGTGGACCCAATCAGCCTCCTCTTTGCTGCAAATGCTTGTGTTGCCGCCATCAAGGAAGGTTGCGAGCTTTACAAGCAAGCAAAAACCTCTTTCATGGAGGTTAAGGCTACAGTTGATGAAGCAGTTGGAATCGGAAAAGAAATCTATGGTTTTTGGGGGAAGCTGGCAAAACTGTTTGGCGGTTCGCCAGCTCCAGTCGCGCCCAAGCCTGTGGCGAAAAAGAAAGACAAATACGTCGCTGTGGACGAGACGCAGGTCTTGGTTGGAGTTGTCAAAAGTCTTACAGAGTTTTTCAAAATCCAAGAACAGTTAGCAGCGCACATTCGGGAGGAAGAGGAAAAGTCCAGAAACGTCTACGAGCCTGACCAGAACCAAATGGAAGCCGCATTGAAGCGGGTCATGGCAATGGATCAGATGGCGGCGTTAGAGGTAACAATCAGGGAAACAATGGTGTACCAAAGCCCTCCCGAAATGGGTGCGCTGTACAGCAAGGTGTTTGAGATGCGAGATGTCATCGCTGCCGAACAAGAAGCTGCAAGAATGGCGCAAGAACAACGGGAGAGAAGGCTGAGATGGCAACGGCACCAAAGGCAAAGAAGTCACAACTTCAAGGCGGGAGCCGCAGTCCTAACCCTGATCTTTATCGCATACCTGTGGACGTGGCTCCTGTGGCTGAAACAACTGAGGAGCTTTTAATGGGCGCGTTAGGTTGGATCATGGCTGTTATTTTGGTTGCACTGATGTTGCCCTTGCTTGCATTTCTGTATATGGACGTGTTGGAAGCAAAACATGAAGTCAAGGTGCAGACGGAGAAAATTGAAAAGCTTCGGCGAGAAATTGAAAGGAAGAGTCGTGATAAGGAACCTGCTAGTAACCACATTTTTGACAATCCTATTTTTGATAGGGTGCGAAGACCGTTTCCGTTATCCATGCCAAGACCCAAAAAACTGGGGAAAAACTGAATGTGAGCCGCCCGCATGCGATGCTTCCGGAACCTGTACAAAAGACTTGATACCAAAGGAGATGTATGAGCAATTCAAGAAGAAGTCCTGATGAATGGCATGCCATTGGACAATTTTGGACGCAGATGGCCTTTGCTTTATGTTTGGTAGGTACGACCTACGGCGTGATCTACTGCTTGATTTTTGTCACTCAGCCCATGATTGGCCAAGCCAAGAATGATGCCGTATTGTTTGAAATTCTCAAGACCGTATTGACCAGCATGATCAGCATTATTGGTACCCTCATGGCCGTGGGCCACGGAAGTAATGCCTCTACTCCTGTCATTCCAAAGCCCCCTGCGCCACCGGTGCCACAAGTTCCTACCAAGCCTTTGAGTGCTCCAAACAACAACACGGAAGTGCCATGAGTTTGTTCAATCCATGGGCCATACTGAGTATCCTATTGGCTATCCTGAGCAGTGCCACCGGTGGATATTTCAAGGGTAAGCGGGACGAGAACACCCGCCAGCAGATTGAGATTGCTGCTGCAAACGCCAAGGCCCGGGAGACTGAACAGAACATG